GCCACCGTCTAATTCGATGTCGCCCATTTCTTCGTCGTCTTCACCTAAACCACCGTTTTCATCATTTTGGATGTCAGCAGCTAAGTCACCTTGTTGGTCGTACTGGTCAATGTTTTCATCAACTTGGTCTTCGTCCATTAGGCTTTCGTAAATGTCGCGGCTCTTTTCAACAACGATGTTGTGAAATAATTCGCGGGCTTTGTCTTCTTGATCGTTGATGATGTATTCAATCAACTGTTCGTATTTGTTCATATTAAAAATTCCTTTCAATAATATGGCTTGTAATGATATTTACTAATCTACGCAGATTACTGCTTTAAATGGGGGTTTTTTGAATCGTTTTGCTGGAATAATTAAATTCCACCAGGCATAGCACCCATTCCAGCGTCAGCGGCTGGAGCTTTGTACTGCTTGGTAACTTTCTTCAATTTGTCTTCGTGTTCAAATTTGCGTACATCGTTTGCCATTCTTAGCTTGTTTAGGTGAGCAAAGGTTAGCTTAGTTTTACGCATATCTCTAAGATGCTGGATGCTGTTATCGTCCTCTTCAGAACGATAACCTGCTTGTCTGCCGTCAAATAATTCAGTTATAAACATATATAGTGTATTTACTTATTTATGTTGAATTTACGCTGCTGCGGGAGGACCACCCGGGGCCATTGCACCACCAGCTGCTGGTGCTCCAGGTGCTGGACCTACTCCGGGTGCGCCGGGTGGTCCTTCTTCGGGGGCAGGGGCAACAGACTCTAAGTCTCCTGCAATGCCGCCCGGTGTAACGCCAACGCTACGTAAGTCTGCACCAGGTGCTGGTGCTGCTTCTACATCGCCTTGTTCTTCGTTCCACTGTTGTTCATTTTCGTTCATTTCTTGTTCGCTTAAACCTAAGTAACGAGTCATTAACCAACGCTTAGAGAAGTAGGGAAACGCTTCTAAGCTAGTAAACGTTGCAATACGTGCTTGGTCTGCTTCAGCTTGACTGTAGCTTGCAAAGTTCTGTGGCTCTTCAAATGTTAAATCAAACAATGAACCATCAATGTTAATGCCTCTCCAACGCATAAACATCTTAAACTCTTGGTCTAATTTGTCTACTACCATCGACTGCAAACGCTTGCAATACTGGTTAAAGCGCCATTCTTGGATCATTGCTGTTCCAACTTTACCATCGTTAGCACTTTGAGTTCCATCATCTAAGCCTGTTGGCAAATAGCTAGATGGAATACGCAAACCACGGAATAGCTTGTTAGTAAAGAAACGCAAGTCTGTAATTTCGCCTAAGTTTTGACCGCCGGGTAGTGTATCAACACTAGATCCTCGACCATCTGCTGTTACAGGGAAGAAGTAATCTTCGTTTGTGCTCAATGGATTGTATGTAGCATCCATCATGTTTGCGCCGCCGCCACTTTGTGTAGGAATGCGGCGCTGTGAAACTTCGTTTTTAATACGATCAACGAATGCCATAGCCATGTGTGTTGGCATGTTACCTACGTCAATCTTAAAGATTCTACGCTCCGGAGCACGTTGTACACGGTAGATAATAATACTGTCTTCGAGCAACTCTTTTTGCTTAAACACCTTAAAAACGTTCTCTAATACACTGTTACCAAAAGGCCAATATACGTCTAAGCCTTCTGTTAAACTGATGTGTACAACGTGTTCTGCGTTAATAACCGCTTCGTTTTGTTGGTGTGCAAAGCGGCCGCCACCACTTGATGGGCTGTTAGGCTGGACATAGCTGCCACTTGGGCCGCCTACTTGTGGGTGGTTAGTGAATGTATCACTGGTGCTAACTGCTGTAACTGTTAAGTTCTGGAAGTTAGGATTTAAGTCTTTAACGATGTACTGCTCAGGCTTTTTGCCCTCTGCTTCGTTAACAATAACTTTAGTAACCTTAGACATTTCTGTCCAAAATAACTTAAATGTTTCTGGGTCACGGATAAACACTTGGTCGCCGTACTTGATAACGTTACGGAAAATCTTAAAGATGCGTTTGTTAAATTCGTTTAGAGCAACCCATTGCTGTAGCTGCTCTTTAATAATGTTTACTTCGTTGTCAGTTGGCTTGTCTTTGAAATGGATACTAAACGCTGTGTTGTTTTCCAAGTTCTTTTGCGTAGAGAACTCAGCAAGAATGTCCAATGCAGCGTTAACTTCACTGTCCATGTCCATTTGCTCATACTGATTGTAACGCTCAACACGGTTTGGATGACCGATATATACTTCTGGTAGTGTGCTTTGATAGTTACGATAGCCAGGATCAGCTAAACGGCCATTGGCCATTGGGCTTACGTTTGACGGTAAGTTTGCTGATTTAAAATACTTTTTCCAGGTTGCCATTGTTTTTCCGATATATAGGGTATTTACCGTTGCTTAACTCATGTTACGCATAAGACGTTCCGTAATGTCCCTGTTATCGCCCATGATTCTAATTAAGTCTTCTGTTCTAGACAGTTGTTCCTTAAACAGCGACGCCAACTCACTAGACGAGTCTGAGGTAGCTGATCTGTTTGCTCCAAACATCTTTAATAGTTCGCTCATTCCAGCGGATCCTTCTTTGAGTCCACCGTCTTCTCTCATTGGTAGCACTAGTTCCTTGCCATGCAGCATAGACGCATACCCAGTCATTGGGCCACTAGCAATACCCCCGTTAGCAAACGATCCAGTTGGGGTAGCAGCTTTGTCTGGTTTTGATCCAGTTAAGCCGCCCCAGTTTTGATATAGTCCGTAACCTGCACCAAGAACGCCGCCGGCTAATGCACCCATTGGGCCAAACATAGCACCCATACTAGCACCAGAAAGTGCTGCACTACCAATACCAAGTCCGGCGCCAAGTTTTTCGTGACCCGCTTCTTTAGCCATGTCAGCACCCTTATCAAGTGCTAGGCCGCCTACCATACCAGCAATAGATCCCTTGTTGCTCTTTAGGAAATCTCCTGCACCACTCTTGGCACTCTTGGCCATTTCTTTCGCGCCGCCACTGATACCACCGCTTGCTCCGCCTTTTGCAGCAAATAACGACAGCACCGGTACTATCGCAGTTAATGCCGACACAATACCCGCCATTGCTGTCAACAAAGGCGACTGTGTACCTGCGTTAATTCCCAATTTAGCAAGCTCTTTAACAGAACCTTCAATGTCTTTAATGGTTGTATCAATTGCTTTTGCAAACTGTGGCAAGTTCTGTGCTGCAATCTTTTCCATTTCAACTGCAAAACGCTGCTGAGTTTCTTGTAGACCAACTTCTTCTCGCTTGCCGCCTTTGCCCTCGTTCATTTGTTCAAGGATCTTCTTGCGCTCTTCTTCAGTTGCCGCAGTTTGTAGCTTACGTGTCAGCTGATCAGTCTTCATTTGGTCACGTGCCGCGGCTGCTGCATCAGCATTGCCTGCGTTACCAGCTTGTGCCAATGCTTTGTTAGCCATTGCACCTTTGTGGATTTCGTCTGAGTTCTCGCCCTGTACCTTAAGGGTGTTATCTAAGTTTAGTCTACCTTCTGCTGCTAAGTTAGCAAACTCTTGGTTAGACTTAGCCAATCCGCTGTTAGTTGCTTCTGCAATAGCAACGTCTTTGCTAATAACAGTACCGTAGATCATGCGCTCACGCAGGGCTTTGCGCTGAACTTCGCTCATGCCCTTCATACTCTCAGTGATGTTGATACGTTCTTGCTCTGTCATTCCGTCTAGTTGCTGCTGGAATGCCAAGTTATCGTTTTCTTGTCTAATCTGCTCTTGCTTGGCTTTCATGTCCTCGCCAGTTAAGTCAGACAATAGTTTTAAATTCTTTGCGTATTCTTCTGTACGTGCTGCAATTTCTGCATTGCTTGCATTTAGCTTTCCGCTGGGTCCAGCCATTTGAGCCATAACTTGAGCATAAGCTCCTGCTTGCTCTTCCATGCCCATACCCAGTGCCATCATGCCTTTACGGGCACTTGCTCCGCCAGCTTCCATTGCTTTAGCTAGTTTCTTACTGCCTTCGCCTACGCCCATTCCCAACTGGGATAGTGCATCTTTGTTCTCTCCAACTGCCTTAGAAAACTGTTCTAGTGTTAGTCCTGCAGAGTTAGCAGTTCTAATCATTTCTTTCATGCCGCCGGCAAACATCGCACCGCTAGCACTCATTGACTGGAAGCCGCCAATTAGCTTTTGAGTTTGCGTTAGCATAAAGCCAATACCAGCTTTAGCCAATTCACTTACAGTATTGCTTAGGAATCCCAGTGCAGCACCAGCAACTGACGCAGCTATACCAAACTTGCCCATTTTGCCGCCAGCACCTGCTGTGGCTGCACCAAAATCTCCAAGAGCCTTTGCACCAACTTGTGTTGCTGAGTTAGCAGTGTCGATGTTAGCCTTCATAAACTCCGAAGCCACAGACAGTGCATCGCCGCCACTTAGGGCCGCTGTTGCAGATCTAGTAAATGAGCTTGCGACCCCTTTGAGCACTGTACCCGCTAGTGTGCCCATTGAGTTCTTGAAGATTTCACTGGATTTGTTTCTAGCGTTAGCTTCTTCAAGTATTGCTTTTTCAGCAATCAGTGCAGCTTTTTTCTCTTTGTCCGCGGTATTGTTTACTTCTTTGCGTAAGCTGGCCAACGATTCTTCAAGATCATCAGCTGACATACCCCCGCTTTTAAACTTTTCCTTAAGACCTTTTAAGCTAGCGTCAATTTGATCATACGATCGCTTAAACATCTTATTGGCTGATTCCATGTTCTTTGCAAAATCTAGCGCAGTCTTCTTGGCTTCAGCTTCACTCTTGCCCTTGCCAAGCTCTGTTGCGATATTTTTCTCAATGGTGTGCCGATATACTTCGCTTATCTTCTTAAACTTTTCTAACTCTTCGTCCAGATTTACATCAGCCATGGTTTTTACCTATAAATATACATTAGTATCAATTATATTTATAGGAAATAAAATGCCAAATTCAAGCATCAACCCACTATCTCGTCACTTTCGTCAACCTGCAATGTACATTAAGTTAACCAGCGGCGGCAAGTACTGGGCAGACGGTGCGCTAGAGCTTCCGGGTACAGGGGAACTACCAGTGTTACCAATGACCACAAAAGATGAAATCATCTTGCGCACACCAGACGCACTAGTTAACGGAACTAGCGTAGTGCAAGTGATCGAAAGCTGCTGCCCAAACATTAAAGATGCGTGGGCTATGCCAAGCATCGACGTTGATTCTACGCTAATTGCAATTCGCATCGCTAGCTACGGGCAACACATGCCTATTAGCAGCATGTGCCCTGCATGTGAATAATAAAACGACTATGATATCGATCTAGCAGAGTCGTTGTCTAAAGTAAAAATTCCAGACTACGTTACCCCAATCGCAGCAGACGAAACACTAACTATTCAGTTAAAGCCTATGCCTTACTCACAAGTAAGCAAATCAGGCGGCGTTAAACTAGAAGAAGAAAAATTGATCCAGGCTCTAGCTAATCCAGACCTAGACGAAGAATTGCGTATTGCAGAGTACGATAAGCATGTTAAGAAAATGATTAGTCTTAACTTAGACAATATTGTAGCATGTACTGAAAGCATCACTGCCGACGGGATTGTGGTTACTAACCCTGCACACATTAGAGAATACTACGCAAACGCAGAAGCCGGTGTAATGCGTAAAATCAACACACGTATGGAAAGCATCGCAGCAGAAGCTGGTATCAAGCCACATGACGCTACATGCAATGAGTGTGGTCACCAATTCAAACTAGCCGTGGAGTTTGATTACTCTAATTTTTTCGCCAAAGGCTTTTGATTCTCAACGCAGAAGACAGCATGGCCCTCATTGAGGGTTATGAAAAAGAAACAAAAGCCATGAAAGAGGAAGTGCTGCGTATATGTTGGTATATGCGCGGCGGTATAAGTTACAACGATGCTATGCTGTTAAGTCAGCAGGAAAGAGAACTTATAGATAAAATCGTTAACGATAACATGGAAACAACAAAGAAATCAGGGCTTCCGTTCTTCTAAGTCTCAGTTGTTCATTTATTAAAGTCTAAGGGTTTAAAGATGTCTACGACATCTGTTGTTTCGCTTATCAGCTCACAACATAGGTTTAAGTTTTAATTTGTTAGCTTACATACAGAGCGAAGCGATTTAATACTTCATCTAGATTAATTGGTCACACTTTGCCCGAGCAGGGCAAAAAATGATTGAACTTCATCTGAGTAGCACAGTCACTTAGCGTTACAACAATTACAGAGGCGGTCGTCCGGTACCTCGAGTTGCGTCTTTATACGACGGCAGTTTATATACATACGCTAACACATATATAAACGTTAGGGTTTTTCTCCCTTCTTTTAGCCTTGATTAAATTCTTTTCAAACAGCAAAACCGGTTTTATGAAGGCATATCCGATCGTCGTCCTGTTAAGGATAGTTGCTGAGTGCTCCATACAGCGTGGAGTCTTCCGTCCCTGTGACCCGAGGTCCAGTTTTCCTAGGCGCCCGACTTTTAGCTGGCGCTTGCCTTATACTGTGTATCCTGCTTAGACTTTGTGTCTTAAATTTTGTTTATGATGTGGGAGCCATGGACACGAACAGAAATCTGTCCGTTATAATAATCTGTTGTTTCTAATACTTTACGTTCGAATTGCTCTCTAGCTTCAATGTAACTACATTCAGCTTTTGATTTGCAAATGTGAAGTATCTCTCTGGAAAAGTTTTCGGTGCCTAATTTTGTAATGTCTGAGGTTAACTCTGTGCTTGAACCATAATATTCTCTCCAATCGCTATCGATCTTTGAGCGGATTTTCTTTTTCTTTTTCGTGCCATTCTTTAATTTCACTGTTTTCACAGTTGTTTTAGAGAACTTGGCTAGTTTTTTGCCTATGTACTTTCGGCCAGATAGATTATTTGTAATTAAGTAAACAAACCCAACACAGTCTTCGGGTAATTCTTCGACGGGTGCGCCTTGATATATCCAGGTCATGTTAGATTAGTTTTAGTGCCATGTGTTCTATAGTTATGCCTTGATGTTGGTAGTAAAATAATTTGTTATTTGGGGCTGTTTAAGCCATTGCCATAATGTCAGCTTCTCGTACAATTCCTGCGTTAAAACAGGATCGCCCGGTAGCTCTAGTGCCTTGATGATTGCCTTAATTTCGTTGTCTATGTGTTGCTTGAACCATGTAGGGTCGCGTGGATTGCTATCTGCTGGTGCAGGTTCGCTATGCTCCCATTTGCTATATTGTTCAAGCAACCGTTTTTTAATATCTTGTGGTAAGTGTTGTATCTGTTGATATGCAGGACGAACTAACATGTTAGTCATTACATCAACTTCTCTCGACACACACCAACGGTATAAATCATCTAATGTGTGTACACTCAGTGCGCTAGGCACTGCACGTACTGTAACATATACATGTCCTTGTTTACGATGCTTTAGGTATAAATCAATATTGTCTAATACCGTTTGTGTACTTGCGCCTTGTCGAATCAAATCGTTTAGTTCTCCTGTACACTCAATACTAACCCCAACATCTACGTGCCTGAATGCGTTTAGTTTCTGCATCAATGATTCGTTAAACACAGTTCCGTTAGTGGTAAATCCTAGATATATGTTTGTCTTGCCCGCACGTAGTAGGCGGTCAATTAGCTGTTCAAAGCGAGGGTTAAGTAAGGGTTCCCCGCCTATTAAGTGTACAAACTCCAAGTCTTTTGACCCGCAGATGTAGTCAGTTACATGATCCCATGCTTGTTGATCTTCAGTCCAATTCATACGGGCAGCACCTCTGAAGGTCCCTGCTTTGATTTCTTGGACTGCAATCTTGCTGCTGGCCATTGGTGTACACATTCTGCAAGCAAGATTACATTCGTTACCTAAGCTAATATGAAAGCTGTTAATACGTGGTGCAACATTTTCGTATTTGTTTTGATCAAATGTTTTGTAAAAGTGAACAGGATCAATTCCGTCTTTGTGATTTTCCTTAACACGCTTGCTGCTCGACCCCATTGCATCTTCGTGGTAGCACATGGCACACAAGGGATCTCTAATGCCTGCTAATTTGTTAGTACGGGCAGTCTGTTGATGCTCGCTCGCGATCCACTCGGGGATGGTCATGTTATGCACATTGTATTTTGCAGCCGCTGGCGTTCCAAAAATGCGATTGGGTTGTGCGCCACAACTGTGGTACGTGCCGTCTGCATTGATATGCACTTCCTTCCATAGAATATTACAAAATACTTGATCGATCATTTTTACACTTTATACTACATACTTCTAACGGGAATAATTCTAGCCTAGTTAGGAACTCTTCCCATAATGGATCCGCAAGGATATCAGACAGGGGTCGTGTCTTGATACTTAAACGATCGCGATACTTTTCAACAAAATCGTTTTGCTGATATCCACTGTTAAACCAAGGGCAAGGAAACACTAGTCCATCAACGTTGATAAACATTTCCTTTTTCCAATTTAAGCATTTGGCCCAGCTATGCACATCCTTTTGATATCTTATATCGATTGCCATACCTCGGGCACTTAGGGCGCCTTTTTTCTTTTGATAGTTGGGCACGTTAATAACAATCTCGGGGCGCAACGGATCGACACCATTAACTGCATAGCGACCGTCAAACTTGGTACTGTATACTTCGTTGAACTCGTCTACTCCTGCAACTCGTGCAACTTCTTTGATCTCTCTAGTGTGGTGCTCGTTGAAGTTAAAAATAATGTAACTCCAAATGATCCTACACGGTGCCGCTGCACGTAGACTCTTGATGCCAGCAATGATACTGTCAAAATTGCTATTGACTCTATATAGCTCATTGCTCGCTTGATCCCACCCGTCTACACTAAATGTAACTGCATCATTGCTGGTCAGCATGTGCCCTAGTCGGTCCCACCAGTCTACACTCTTGTAGCTACCATTGGTTACAATTCTGACTTGTATGCCGTTGAGTTTTAAGTATGCAACAATTTCCAAGAACTCTGTTGCATAGATTGGATCGCCTACATCGCCGCAGAACAAGAATGTCTTCATGTTGGTTAGCATAGACGGCGGAAACGCTGTCATGAATTCATGCAGCGTTATCTCTCTATTGAGCTGTTCGGGCTTTAATTCAGTGCGAGGGCAGCGTGGACATTTTAATGTACACTTGCTGCTGATCTCGATATGAATGTCTTGTAGGTTAAACAATGTCTATGTCTGTGTTGTAACTGGTATAGCCGTTTTCCTTAACAACGTGTAATGTGTTGTTAACTCGTCCTGCTAACTCATCTTTGTGCGATACGAGCCAAATGCTCTTGTTGCTTTCGCGACTCATTTTCTTAAGGATGCCCAGTGCGTTTTCAACACCACTGGTATCCATACCCGAGTCAACTAGCTCGTCAATAAACAACAGGTTAATGGGTTGATATAAACTTTCCCATACATCACGGAACGCCCAGCTTAATGACAGGATCAATCTGTTTCGTTCACCACGCGACAAGTTGTCAAAGTCCAAGTCACGTCCTAGTTCGGTAATGCTAACTGATAAGTCGTTGTTGAATTTTACAGTATGCGGCAAGCCAATGCGATCTAAGTATTGTCCTAATCGTGCATTTAAGTAGCTCAAGTTCTGATCGATGATACGCTTACGGATAAAGCTGTCTTTGTTAGTTAACAATTTAAGCAAGAACTCTTGGTGCTCTTTCAAACTCACAAGTTCGTTCATTACTTCGTATGAAATTTCCTCTAACGCTTGCTCGCTCATTTCTTTAATTTGTTCTGCGTAAGGGTCAGCTTCCTTTTCCTTTGCATTTAATTGTGCAAGTACACTGGCCATACTGCTACGGTGTTCGAACGCATCGCTTTCACGATCGTAATAGACTTTTGGTTGCGCACCTGCTTCGCCAAATTCAGCCAAGGCATTCTTTAGTTCCACAATTTGAAAACCTAGAGCTTCAAAGTCCACAGTAACAGTTTCTAATTCTTTTAGTTTAGCTGCTAATTGAGTTTCGTGATTGTCATCGTGCAGTTCTTGTCCACAAGCATGACACTTGTGTTCATGCAATGCGGCAACTTCTTGCTCAATGCGAGTGTAGAGTTTACGTTCACGATCCTGATCTAACTCTGCACGTTTAAGAGCTTTGTTTAGATCATTGATGTCTTTGACCTTTTGATTGTACTCGCTAAGTTCTTTGTGCGCTTGTAATTCAGCTTCGATGTCTAGAGTGCTCAACTCATCAAATGCACGTTGGAACTGTAATACGTCGCGGTCGTGATGCTCTGTCCACATTTTCTGGCGTCTACGCAGACTACCAATCTGTTCTTCGATACGCTTGTTAGCATCGCCTACTGCTTTGATGCGATATTCTTCTTGTGTGATTGCATCTTTAGTGGCTTTGGACAATTCCTTTAAAGACTCGGCCTTCTCAGACAATAGCGTAATGCCCAACAACTGCTCAATGATAGTGCGTTGATCATTGGCTTTGAGTGCAAGGAATGGTTCAGTGTAGGTGTTGAGTGCAAGGATATGCTTAAACATATCGTGGCTCATACCTAACATACGCTCAATCTCTGCTTGAGTTTCGCGGCTGTCGCCTTGGGCCTCATCGGTAATTTCTTTTTCAGTACCCGACACAAAGAACTTCATAATGCCAGGCTTGCGCCCGCGCTCAATGCGATAGTCAATGCCATCCTTTTCAAAATCAATAGTAACCAACATGCCTTTGCCGTTGGTCTTGTTGATTAAGTTGTCTTTCTTGATGTTAGTAAGTGCGTTACCGTATAAAGCAAAGCTCAGTGCATTGATAATGGTGGTCTTGCCTGTACCGTTACGTGCTCCGGTGTCGTCACCGCCTAAGTCCAAGTTCTCGCCTAGTACTAGAGTTAAGTCGTTACGGTCGAAGTTGACAGCTTGCGTAGCATTGCCTACGCTCATAAAGTTCTTTACAGTTAAATCTTTGATCTTAAACATTAGAGGTTTCTATAGATATCGAGTAGTAGGTTTTTATTGAATTTGCCATTGTCTAAATTAGTAAGCTGACCTGTGACAATTTGGTCAACACTTTCAAACTCTATATTACCCTGAATTTCATATTCGGTTAAGTCTGTGACTTTAGCAGGGATTAGTGTAAGCTCTCGTAATTTGTACGTATCAACAAAGGTTTCTTTAATAAAAGTTGCTTCTTCGTAGCTGATGTCGATGTCTAAGTTAACACGGCAGTGCATACCGGGTTGTAACATCTTTTCTGTGTGAGTAATAACGTCGCTAAGTTGGAACACACGGTACTTGGGTTGATCTGGCCAAGCATGATACTCGGGATCCTTGCCCCAATCTAAGATAGTTAATCCGCGATCGTCGTCACCTGCGTCTGCGTAGTTGTGCGGAAACGCATTACCGATGTAGGTAATGTTGCGTTGGGTTTGTCGTTTATGGAAGTGCCCGCTAAACACATGTCCAAAGCCCTGCATGTCGTCACCAGTTAGCTCGCCATGATCTGGCATAGCAACCATTGCGTTCATTAAGTAACCAGGAAGCTCAAAGTGGCCAAACATATATTGACCCTTCATCTTCTTTAGTTTCTTAAAATCATCTCCCACAAGCCAAGGGGCAATAGTGACATTACCGTCGCTGAACCAATCATTGCAGATTTGAATATTAGGGAGGTGCTTCGCCCACTCCACGCTCTGAACGTCACGTTTATCGCGATAGTATAAATCATGGTTACCAGGAATAAAATACACACGTTCAAAATTTGCATTCAGATGCTCCAATGCTTGCAAGCTATATCCCAGAGTTAGGATGTTGATGCTTGCGCGGTTGTTATGCCAGTCGCCTAAAAACAAACAGGTTTCGCAACCTTCTGCTTTGGCTTTGGCTGTAGCCCACTTGACAAAGTTCAAACAGTCCTCGTTGTGTAGAGTGCTGTTTGACTTTAAGCCAAAGTGGATGTCGGTAAAGATTGCGGCTTTTTTAAATAAATTACTCATTGATTCAGTATAGCAAAAACGTCATAGCAAAATCAAATGGTAATTTACTCATCTCCGTCGTACCCACCGCCGCCGCCCATGCCTTGACGAGTGTAACTTGGGTTCAAGTTGTTCATTTCTAGGATGTCGTCGCGTAAGTTTTGGTTACGTTTTTCGATGTTTAGCACACGAGTAAAGCTGTTAGTGATAGCGGCAGTATAATACGCAAAAGGGTTCTGCGATTTTGATTCGTCGAATTGTAGTCCAATTTGGGACAGTTGCAAGAGTGCTTGGCTTCGCATTTCGTCATTGTATGTGTATCCTCTCCAGTTTGAGCGAGTAGCATAGCGCTCGCATAGTTTCATAAACATGTGTGCTAGCTTGCGGGTCATTGCGCCATGATCCTTGCTATATACGCCGTCTTCTAGTGTGCCTTTCCAGTGGCTTTTGCCTACTACAACAGGTTCACCTGCTTCGTTGAGCTTGTAATGCAAGAATGGAGGAAAGTTACATTTGGTGTATTTGGTAGTCTTTGCTTCTTCGGGTTCATCGTATTCGCTTAGGATTTCGTCATCCTCGTCTACCCATGCAGCAACTTTTTTGCCTTTTTTACTATCGTCGAGTGGTACATGCTCCCAACTCATTATCCTAAAAATAACGTCCGAATCAGCAATAGTGTCTAATTCGATTGCAAATTCATCTAGTTTACGCTTTGTACCGTCTGCGGTGGCTAGCTCATGCGCTGCTTTTGCTAAACGTTCTGCCCTATTAGTGCGGCCCTCTAGTATATTGGCCTTGTTGAGCTTTTTCAAATCCGGCAGAATAATGTCGTAATCACCGTAATCTGGTTGTGTGTAGCAACAATAGGTGTTTTTACTTTTATGAATTTCCTTTAGGATGTCTTTGTTGTTGAGATAGTTGTGTTTCATGTTTTAACACGTTCCTTATAATAATAGTACATAATATAACAAATAAATACTACAATAGCAAGAGAAATCATATGTCAGACAGTTTATTTTCGTCCGTTTCTAGCATGTTTAACACAGCTAAGGAGAGCGTTGCTGACGCAATAACTTCTGCTGAGTCCAATCCTGTAATAAGAAAAGCACTCAACATCGTTGACCCTGCACAAACCCGTTTAAAAGCAGCGGGATTACTAAAAGGCGGAGCAAAAACATCTGCTACGAATTCTAGTGCCCCAAATGTTTCATTTGCCACTGGCGACACCGACTGGAGATTGAAAATTAGTCTTGCTCAGTCGGCAGACTATTTTTACAAAAATCCAGAAGATGCTGGTATTATGAATCCGCTAGCGCCAACAGGCGGGGTTATTTTCCCTTACACTCCTCAAGTGAGTGTTACCCATGCAGCACGTTACGGTTCACAAAACCTTACACATAGTAATTATACCAATTACTTCTACGAAGGTTCAGAAGTTCAAGCAATTAGCATCAGTGGCGATTTCACTGTCCAAACAGTTGCTGAAGGACAGTACTTGTTAGCAGCAATTTACTTCTTTAGAGCTGCAACAAAGATGTTCTTTGGGCAAGGTAATAAAGTAGGCAACCCGCCACCAATGGTGTTTTTAACAGGATACGGTAGCCACTACTTTCCAAACGTTCCCTGCGTAGTTACAAATTTCCAACACACTATGCCGCAGGACGTTGACTACCTAGCGATACCAACAGGTGGTGGCCAAACAATGGCGCAGGATGCAGGTAGACCAGTATCGGGACCAACAACCCGTGTGCCAACAAACAGCACACTGACTATAAGTTTGCAGCCAATTTACTCTAGATCTAATCTATACAATAACTTCAACCTTGAAGATTTTGCTGCTGGCAAACTTATCAATGGCAAAGGTGGATACATTTAATGACAACTACATACAACAAAGCTAGCCCTTACGCAGCAACTAATACATTTGGGCAATTTCTAGATCTATTAGAATACCGCGCCATTTCTAAGAAATCTGACGATGTATCTTACACCATTGACCGTGTTTACAAATACCGCCCTGACATGTTAGCATATGACTTGTACGGTGACAGCGCATTGTGGTGGGTGTTTATTGCACGAAATCCCAACGTTCTTAAAGATCCAGTATTTGGATTTAAACCGGGCGTGACTATTTACATTCCCAAGAAGGAAACTCTTGTTGCCGAATTAGGAATCTAACCTATGGCAACGTTTAATATATTTCCATTTTCCCTAGTGACTGATCCAGTTACTGGACGACAAGTTGAGTTTGGGACTTTATCAAAATCCGCACAACAACAAATTCTTGCAGCCAACGAAGCAGCAGCACAACAGCTTGGGTTATATTCTGCGGCATCACAAAATGCAGGCACCGCAGTTAACAGTGTAGCAACTCCAGTCAATGAACCCCTTGTTGCTGATGCAGTGCCAGCAGATCCGCCAATCACTGATGGTGATCCGTCTAACGAATTAGCAGCTACCCAAAGCGATGATGAGCCAGTTAGTGACGAGGAATCAGACACAATTGATTCCTCAGATGATTCGCCTACGGAAGACGACGTTGCAGATTTTAACAACCGACATGCAGCAGATGATGAAGACTCATCTAACGAATCAGCAAGCCCTGAATCAAAAACACAGTTGGGAGAGAGCACAACATCAGTTGCAGCATCATCTGACATTGAAAAACCAACCCCTACTAGAAATCCGCTACACTCGTACGCCACATCTACTTACGGTATTACGCTGTCTGTGTTAAGTAAAGATGCGTATAAAAGTTTAATAAACGGAGAACTTAAAGGCGCATGGCAACCTACGTATAGCTTAATTAGTAGCGGCGGTGGCGAACATTCTAACCGCAGTAAGTTTTTCCACGACGACTTCTATTTTGAAAATCTTAAAATGACAACCATTATTGGTCCGAGCTCACAGTCTCGTAACACTAATGCCATTGACTTGTCGTTTACTATCATTGAGCCCTACGGCATTACACTACTCGACAGAATCATTGACGTTTGCGCCGATCCTAAAGTTAATGGAAAGAACTACTTACAACAACCGTATCTACTAGAAATCAATTTCTTTGGAGCTGACGACTTAGGTAAACAGCATACTAAAATTCATGAGTTGCAAAAACGTATTCCTATTAAGTTGCTGGAAATGAAAATTCGAGTAACCGCCAAAGGTACCGAGTATGCAATGAAGGCGATTCCCTTTAACCACGGCGCATTACTAGAATCAGTAAACTCCACACCAGCAAACTTTGAAATCAAGGCCACTAAAGTCAGCGACTTTTTCAATGGCATGGATCAAAGTGAAATGGCTAAGCAAATTCAGCAAAAGAATCAAGCTCGCAGCGATGCAATTCTAGCAGCCGGCATCACTAAAGACGACGATGGCAATGACATACTTCCTCCGGGGCAACGGGTAGGTCTTGGCGGCGATGAGAAAGCATTGGCCGCAGCAGAGAAAACAATCAACGCACCGTACTCAGTTAAGAGTTACCCAGGCGCATACAATGCTTGGCAACAAAGTGCAGTTGATGGTGCGCACGTATCTGTAGCAAATCAAATTAAATTTGAATTTGACCCAGAGCTAGACTCAGAAATTGTTGATCCTACTAAAGTGCCGTTGTATAGATCTAAGATGACAGTGGCTGACAAAGCGTCGGAGCAAGGAAAAGATGCTAATACCAGCAGTAAGACTCCTACTAACGATTTTGATCCAAAGACCATGTCGTTTAATATCAGCTCTGGTACCAGCGTAGTTGATGTTATTAACATGGTTATGCGTAATAGCAAATATATCAAGGACCAAGTAGTTGATCCATTGACTGACAAGAATACGCTACCAACTGATACCACAGTTAAGTATTATAAAATTGTACCAAAAGTTGAATTGTTGGATTTTGATGAAAAACGCAATGAGTATGCAAAGCTGACTACGTTCTATGTTAAGAAGTACGATTACTACAACAGCAAGAGCCCCAACTTACCGATTGCAAAACCTAAAGGTGCAGTTAAAGAATACAACTACATTTATACTGGTAAAAACATTGATATCTTAGAATTCTCTTTGGATTTTGACACTGCATACTATACTACTGTAGTAGTTAACCGTGAAAAGACAGAAGCAACAAGCGGAGCAGCAAATGCAGACTCTGGTGATGCTAGCAAAGACAATTTAAAGAATCAGCCAACTCATAATGATAGAGTAGCTAAGGCAACTACACAGCCAGTAAGTGCAGATGCACAGGCAACAGCCACTAACGCAGATTCTGCAAAGGCGGTATTGGTTGCTAATGCAACAAAGAGTATTGCAGCATCAAGTCGTGGTGATATGCTTAACGTTAAACTAAAGATTCTAGGCGATCCGCACTTTATCAAACAAGACGATGTGTATGCAAATCCAGGTCACAGTGATTACGCAGACACTAAGACTCTAATCATGCCCGGAACACTAAACATGGATCGTGTGGAAATTTTTTGTAAGATTAATTTTACAACTCCGGTTGACATGGATGACAAAACCGGATTGATTAGAAAAGATGCACGATACACAAATGCTGGATTTAGCGGATTCTATAAAATCCTTACAGTAGAGAGCGAGTTCTCTAAGGGACAATTTATACAAACGCTTGATTGCATTAGGGTATTTGATCAAGATACTCCAAACGAACAAGAACGTGCTCAATCAAAGGCTGAAAAAGCACGTAGAGACTTTGCACAGACAGACCCACGTTTAATCAATCAGCAGACTGATGATGAGGATCCGTTTGAAGCGATGCGCAAACAAAATGAAGAGCAAGAAGACGAGCCAATTGATGTTGATGAATTGTTTGACACGCCAGACAAAGAAGCTGGCCAAGATGACGACAACGACAGTGAAGAAACAAGCGCCAGCGATGAAGGTCAATCGATTGCAGATGATTTGTTTGGTGCACCAGAGATAGATGTAGACACTCAAATAGCTGAAGATAATTCAAGCCCTGAGCCACAAAACCCGTTTGCATAACAGAGAATATATATGAGTTCAGATAAACGATTAGTTAATAGATTACCGGAGCGGGTACGCCGCGAGGATACTCCTGGGGTACGAATTGACTCGGGTCCCTTCATTGGTATTATTAGAAACAATAACGATCCTACTAGGGCAGGGCGATTGCAAGTATGGATTCCTGACTTAGGTGGTAAAAGTGATGACCCGTCTAGCTGGCGCACAGTAAGTTACGCTAGTCCATTCTATGGCACCACTTTCCAGCCAGACAATGTGCAGAATAACAAGTTCTCGGATGTGTCGCACAGCTACGGTATGTGGGCAGTAGTGCCTGACATTGGTAACCAAGTAATCTGTACATTCATTGCAGGTGACCCTAACAGAGGTTTCTGGTTTGCATGTATTAACCCTAATTTAAGTCATCATATGGTTCCAGCAATGGGAACCGGTGGGTCAGTTGATAACAACTTAACAACCGCAGGACTAAAAGAAAAGTACGACCCAAATACCAGCATTTGGCCGGTGGCAGAATTTAACGAAAACTCAACAGGTGCGATTAAGCCAGGATGGACTAATAACCCCAAGCCCGTGCATGAGTTCCAGGCAAACATTTTAATCCAGCAGGGACTAGACAGAGATGGGCTGCGAGGTGCTATTGGGTCTAGTAGCCAGAGAGAAAGCCCGAGTACAGTGTTTGGTATTAGTACTCCCGGGCGGCCTCTTAATGATCCAATGGACAATCCGCAGTATCAGGCTAAATTAAAAGCTGGTACGCTAACAGAAGCAGATACTGCGATTACAGGTCGTAAAGGTGGCCACACCTTTGTCATGGACGACGGATCGTCTACTGGTGCTGACCAGTTAATGCGTTTACGAACAGCAGGTGGGCATCAGTTGCTAATGAATGACAGCGACCGTGTTGTATATCTGGCTAACAGCGATGGCAGTGTGTGGCTTGAGTTTACAGGCGGCGGCCATATCAACGTATTCAGTGCCGCAGGCATCAACATGCGCACCGACGGTGAGTTTAACCTTCACGCAGGAAAAGACATTAATATGCACAGCGGCGGTTCTATTAAAATGAAAGCAGATGTGTCAATTAATAGTCAAGCAAAAGATTACACAATTAAAGCTGGCAACAGTGTGGGCATACAGTCTGGTAAAGTTGGAGTATTGGCAGACGGTGCATTGAGTTTGCAGTCTGCCAATGGCGGTTGGTTAAGCGACGGTAAGCTAGCACTACAAGGCAGCAAAGTATTACTTAACACCGAAGCTCCGGCAGCAGTTACCCCAGTAGCTGACATTAAAACAAACAAACAAACAGATACTGGATGGGACGACAAAAAGGGAATCTGGACAAATCAAGCGGATGTGTTTGAGAGTATCGCTACAATTACTCCGTCTCATGAACCATGGCCTCGTGGGCCAGGTAAAGGTGCAACAAAGAAAGCAGTTAGCCAGTTTGCCGCGGCACCACAGCCAGTTAAACCTACTAGCGTGTGTGCTCCTCCGGGACAAACATTGCCACCTAACATCAATAACATTACCCCAAGTGGGGGAAGCAATGAGGCATTGCTTGAGTCTACATTAACTGGATATGGACTTACTGATAGAATACAAATTGCAGCGATTATGGCACAGTGTGCCCACGAGTCTGGCAACTTCCAATTCTTAACTGAGCTCGGGGCAGACAGTTACTTCCAAAAATACGAAGGACGTAGAGACTTAGGAAACACACAGCCCGGCGATGGACTAAAATACAAAGGACGTGGCTTTATTCAGATCACAGGCCGCGACTTGTATACGCAGGCTGGCGCTTACTTAGGGATTGATTTAGTTAACCAACCGCAGTTAGCAGCAGACCCAGCAACCGCAGCAAAACTAGTGCTATTCTTCTTCTTCCAGTTTAAGAAAAGCAGAACCGCAGGAGTTGACTGGAGTGACGTAACAGCAGTGACACGTATTGTTAACGGCGGTACAAACGGACTACCTGACCGAGTGGCTAAATTCTCTGCGTACCAACAAAAATACACTAACGGAATTGTTACAACTGGATCCGGCGGCGTATTAACTGATGGCAGCGGAAACCCAGTAACAACAGGGTCAACTAAATTAGATCCGGGCCCAGATATTGCAAAAAGCAAGCCGGTGGTAAGCCCTGCCCCAGGTGAGACAATGAAGAAACAGGATGCTCCTAATCCAGGTGCAATTACCTCAACTGAGTCTAAGATCCCGGGACTAATTCCTACGCAAATGAAAGCATTGATGATCGAAATTGGATTCGCAGAATCCAATTCAGACTATGCTGCACAAGATACAGACCTAAGCAGAATTGGTCGCTATGCTTTCAACGCTAATCTATTGCGTGACAACGGGTATATCAAATCTGACTATGTTAAGAAGTACAAAGGCGCAGCCATATTCCAAGCTGGTGCGTGGACCGGTAAAGATGGTATCAGCGATGCAGCAGGATTTGCTAGTGCAAAAGGAACACAGGATACCCTAATGGAGAAAATCCTTAACGATTACTATACATCATTGGTGAGCAATCGTGGTATCCAAATCGAAGACGATGTGTGTACTGTTGCAGGTATGATGAGTGTTGCGTACTTCCTGAGAGACAGCGAGCGCGGGTTCTTCAGTGGTAATCCGCCAGACCAAGCTAAGTTTTGGAGAGAACAAGGTAACAACATTACCAATGAGCAGAAACAAACTCCGGACACTGCATACAATCAAGGTCGCTATGCAATTGACGTATTAAGTATATCAACGGCGGGTGCAAGCAGCGGAACAGTTGGAACAGTAACACCGTCTACAACAGGCATTGACCCCAACGAGGTGTTTACGTTTACAAACCGTAGTGGCGATGCAGCTCACTTTGATGTGGCCACAGTTGATTTCAAAGATCGATTGTTACAGGCAGCACGTGATTACAAAGCCGCTACAGGCAAGAAAGTTACTATTAGTAGCACTGTGCGAACACAAGAAGAACAAACGTCAATCTACGACGGGTGGATCGCAGCAGGCGGCCAGTTGCCGGGGAATCCAACAGTTAACGTTACCCCGTACGGCAATATCAGTCGCCCGGTTAAAACAGTTGGCAATCATGGACTGGGTATTGCAGCAGACATTGGCGTAGCAGATGCAATTGCAATGGAAAGCATGGGCATATTGGCCAAGTACGGCTTGTATAGATTTGACCCTGCAGGCGATCCGCCTCACATTCAGCTAAAGCCCGAGCTACGACCAGCTAATTTAGCAACTATCCAGAGCTTACCTGGTAATAGCACAGCATAAATATTACTATGGTAACTTATCGTGGATTTAATACAATTAACCAAGTCAAGAAGTTTAGATTAACAGATCTTGACTTGGTTAAACGCAACCTCTTGAATCATTTTATGATTCGCAAAGGGGAGAAGTTAATGCAGCCAAATTTTGGTAGCATTATCTGGAACATGTTGTTTGAACCATTGACTGAAGAAACTAAAAAAGTTATTCTAGACGATGTAACAACAATCGTGGGCTACGACCCTCGTATCGCGGTAGACGAAGTTATCATTCAAGAGCTGGGCAATGGACTACAGTTGCAGATCGCGCTAACTTATAAGCCAGCAAACACAACAACAAGTATGACGTTAGCGTTTGACAAAAATAGTCAAACACTGACTATGTCTTAATAGTACCACTTTTTACACGCCATAAATACTGAATAAGGTATAGATATGGCTACTACTACACGTCAAACGAGTTTACTTGTCCAACAGGATTGGACAAAATTGTATCAAACTTTCCGCAATGCGGACTTCCAAAGTTATGATTACGAAACGCTACGCAAGTCAATGATTGACTATTTGCGTACTTATTATCCTGAAGATTTCAATGACTTCACTGAATCCAGTGAATACATCGCACTAATTGACTTAATTGCTTTCTTGGGTCAGAGTCTTGCGTTCCGTACAGATTTAAACGCACGTGAAAACTTCCTAGATACAGCAGAACGCCGAGACAGCGTATTAAAGCTAGCCAAGCTAATTAGCTACAATCCTAAGCGAAACTTGCCGTCTACTGGCTACTTAAAAATTAACAGCGTAAGTACAACCGAAACAATCACAGACAGTAACGGTCTAAACCTAGCTAACTTACTAATTAGCTGGAATGATGCTGCAAACGAAAACTGGTTAGAGCAATTTACTTCTATTATTAACGCATCGTTGCTGAGCAGCCAAGTGGTGGGTAAGCCTGGTGCAAGTAACATAATCAATGGCGTATTAACAGACGAATACGGAATCAGCATTGTGCCGGGCGTATTGCCGGTTTACAAGTTTACATCTTCTATTGAGGGTGTGAATATGCCATTTGAAGCAGTCAGTGCAACTAGCTATAACCAAAGTTACATCTACGAAAAAGATCCAAAGCCAACTGGTGTGTTTAACATTTTGTCTCGTAACGATAATCAAGGCAACGGTTCAAACAACACTGGATTTTTTGTTTATTTTAAACAGGGCGAATTAAAGACATTAGACTTTTCGTTAACTGACAGTTTACCCAATCGTGTAGCCAACATTAACTTTGACAACATCAATGACATTGACGTTTGGCTATACCAATTAACATCCTCAAACATTCCTGGTGCCAAGTGGACACAAATCCCTGCTATTGGCGGCTTGAACGTAGTATACAATCAAGAAAGTCAGCGTAACTTATTCCAAGTAGCGACTCGTGCAAACGATCAAATTGACTTGGTATTTGGCGACGGAGCTTTTGCAAACGTACCGCAAGGTAATTTCCGTTTGTACTACCGTCAAAGCAACGGCTTAAACTACAAGATTACTCCCGACGAGATGCAGGCGGTGTCGTTTAGCATCAGTTACGTTAGTCGTACCAACCGTATCGAAACTCTAACCATTTCTGCTAGCTTGAACTACACAGTTACAAACAGCAGTGCAAAAGAGTCTATTAACGATATCCGTACAAAGGCACCTCAACAGTACTATACTCAAAACCGTATGGTAACTGGCGAAGACTATAACACATTACCGTTTACTAGCTTCAACAACGTGTTGAAGGTTAAGGCTGTTAACCGCTCTAGCTCGGGCATTAGCCGATATCTTGACGTTGTTGACAGTAGCGGAAAATATTCTAGCACTAACATCTTTGCCCAAGACGGTATGGTGTACAAGAACTATCAGAATACTACTACATCGTTCACATACTCAACAATTAACGATATTAACAAGACTATCTTTAACATTGCAAAGCCAATGATTGCAACCAAAGAGTCTGTGCATTTGTATTACAATACCGCAGCAACGTTTGTTCCATCTACTACTGCAAATTGGAATAAAGTGTCTATTGCAAATGGCACAACCACTGGTTACTTTAACGCAGGTACTAATATTGGTATTGGTGCAACTGGCAACTATCAATACATCACAATGGGCGCACTGATTAAATTTGTGCCTCCTACTGGATATTACTTTGATAAGAACAATCAGTTGCAAGCTGGTACCCCTACGCTAAACACTGATAAGACGTACATTTATGCGTCGGTTGATTCTACTTCGTCGCCAACATTGGTAGTGAGCCAGATTGTGCCAACTGATGCAGTAGTCGAATCGATCATTCCGGTCTTTAAGAATGATTGGACAACATCACTGATATCAAATATCGCAAGTCAGATTCAAGCTAACAAAAACTTTGGCGTAAGCTACTCTGTTTTAACACCTGGTGCTCAACCAACATGGAATATTATTCCTAATACTAACTTGAGCCTAGGCGACTACGATTTAGCTTCTGCGGGAACAGCAGCAGACACTAGCTGGTACTTGGCATTCACATATAACAACGGACAGTATACTATTACTCAGCGTAATTTATATTACTATATTGAGAGCGTACTGGAAACTCGTTTCTACTTTGATCCTAAAGTTAAAACTTATGATAGTAACACTGGCTTAATTCTTAAAGATCACATTAAGATCCTAAGAACAAATAGTATGCCCGATTCGTCTGCACCTCTTGCAGTCGATCAAAATTGGTATGTGTACAACAGCATCGTGCAAGCCGATGGATACCAGGATACTAAGAAAGTGTTAATCACTTTCCCAGACACAAACAACGATGGCATCCCCGATGATCCTACATTATTTGAAACATTGGTGGCACCATCTGTTAACACATTTAACAAATACGTATACTTTAAACAAGTGGTAAGTTACAGTAGCTTCATTGATTATGTTGTAGTTGATGCAGGAACCATTGTGGCTACTTACGGAACCAAAACAGCGATATCACTAAATGCAAGTCTATACAATGAGACTCAAATCTTTTACGCATTCAGTGAAAACAAATTCTATGTGCTAACAAACGGAAACTTAATTGAAAGCACTCAATATATTGCCCGTATTGGTCGCCAGGATCTTTACTTCCAGTATCGTCACAACAGTCCTAACAACCGTCGCATTGACCCAAGTCCTAACAACATTATGGATTTGTATTTGCTAACAAAGACTTACAACACATTGTACACTGCATGGATCCGTGACAGCAGCAATAAAATCACGCAACCAGTTGCCCCAACGACTGAAGAATTGCGAGTTGATTTTAGTACTCTGGAAAACTTAAAAGCAATGAGTGACACTATCATTTATAACTCTGCTAAGTTTAAACCAATCTTTGGCGCAAAAGCTCCGCTAGCGTTGCAAGCAACCTTTAAGATTGTTAAAAACCCTAACATCACAGTTAGTGACAATGATATTAAGAGCCAAGTTATTTCGGCTATTAACGCATACTTTGACATCACTAACTGGGACTTTGGCGAAACGTTCTACTTCTCGGAGTTGAGCGCATATTTGCATAACAAACTAACGCCTAACGTGAGCAGTATTATTATTGTTCCTAGTTCGGGACAAGGCCAATTTGGTGGATTGTATCAAATCAATGCCGAACCAAATGAAATCATTACTAGTGCAGCTACAGTTGATAACGTACAAATTATCAGCGCAATTACCGCATCACAATTGAACCAGACTGCATCTGGGTTAAATATTGTATAAGACATAAACTGAGATAATAATGGCAGCTACAAAAACAATTAACTTTTTACCTGAGATTTTTCAAACCGACACGAACAAGAAATTTCTTAATGCAACATTAGACCAATTAATTAGTGAACCTAATTTTAAAAAGGTCAATGGATATATTGGTAGAAAGTTCGCGCCGACGTTTAAAACCACTGACAGCTACATCAGCGAAATTGATGCGGCTCGTCAAAACTATCAGCTTGAACCAAGTACAGTAATTGTTAATCCACAAACTGACACAGTTGATTTTTATAGCAGCTATGTTGATTTAATTAACAAGATTAAATTCTACGGCGGTAACGTTGATAATCACAGTCGTTTGTTCTCTAACGAGATGTACAGTTTCGATGGAAAATTTGACTTTGACAAATTTATCAACTTCTCTCAGTACTACTGGATTGAAAATGGTCCAGATGCAGTTGTAGTTAGTGCTAGTGGAGTTCCGACAGAATACACATGGGATGTGACAATTGATTCCACAACTGGTGCATACAATTTTGCAAGTAAGGCGGGAGCAGATAATAACCCAAACATTACGCTAGCGTATGGCGGCAAGTATACCTTTAACGTTAAAGATGGTGAATTCTGGATCCAAGCTAAACCTGGTACTAGCGGGTTTGACAGCGATCACCCGAACATCAACGTTCGCCAAGTGCTTGGCGTAACAAACAACGGAGCCACAACAGGATCGGTTGAATTTATCGTCCCTCAACCAAACGGTCAATCACGTTACACTGACATGCCGTTGGCACAAAGTGTTGACTACGCAACTACATTGGCTTTCAGAGACATCAACGGTGCAACGTCTGCGGACTTTATTGCTCAGTTCAATGGCTTTGACGGCGTCGCCGCAGCAATCAATGGCAAACGAATTATTTTTGTTGGCAGCGATATTGATGATTACTTCTGGACCAGCGCATTAACAAATAACGACGTAGTTCCAACTGCTGATCGTTCTAAGACTTGGCAAGTGCAAGTAGACCAAAATACTGACATCGTTACATTAGTACCTGCAGAGATTGTAAACAGGAACGAACGTGTTTACATCAAGTCTGGTAACACAAACGCAAGCAAGAACTTTTTCCTTGACTATACTGGTTTTTACAAAGAAGTTCCTTTGCTAACAGCCCCGTTGAAGACTTTATTTTATCAAAACTCATTGAGCGGTTTGTCATCTGGTGTTATTTCGTTAGTAGACCCAGCAAGTGCGGTGATTGATCCGTCAACAGACATCGTTGGGCAGAAATCTTACATCAGCCCAACCGGTGTGGTGTTTACAAACGGCCTTCGTGTAAAGTTTGATACTACTGCAACCAATGGATATGCAGATAACGAATACTACGTTGAGGGAGTAGGGTCTGCTATTAAATTAGTGCCTGTAGCAACATTGATTGCTCCTGAATTGCCAAACTTAGCGACACATGATTATCTAACAATTAACAGAGGTAGTCTAAGTGTGAACGCATGGAGCCGTAGTAACCGTTGGTTCCACGTTGATGTGCTAAAAGCCACGGCTGCATACAATAACGAAGATCTAGTACTGGATCAAACATTGAGAGCAAGCCGATCAATCATTGAGTTTGAACCAAACGTTCAGTTGTTTAACTACGGTTTCGTTGCTAAGAACCCAGTTAACATCTTTGATACTAGCATCACCAATGCGTACACTCAAATTGAAAATAAAGCAACCGACAATGACACTACATTAACAGTGACTAATGGCGGAGTTACGCTAACGCTAACACACGGCGACAGAGTAATTTTCTCCAACGACTCAAGTCCAACTGTTAGAAGTAAAATTTATGTGTTTACGATTGTAGACATTAGCGAAAACATTAACGTGCAACAGTACATTGGTAACATCGTTGAAGCCGACGATGCAGAAATTGTTGCACATAACAATCTGTTGGTAACCGACGGAACTAGCGCCGGAAAAGAAATATGGTACGATGGTACAAGCTGGCACACAGCCCAGCAGAAGACATCGGTAAACCAAGCGCCATTGTTTGATATGTACGACGAAGCAGGTAACAGCTTTGGCGACACAAACTATTATGTCAACACTAGCTTTGCAGGAACTAAATTATTTTCATATAAGCCCGGTACAGGCGCAAATGATCCAGTACTAGGTTTCCCATTGAGCTACCGCACGTTTAATAACGTTGGTGATATTCAATACGAAAATAATTTTGACGTCGATACGTTTACCTACTTAGTTAGTCCGTCTACTAAAGTTGAAAGCATTAACACTGGTTACTTGCACGTAACTACTTCGGTTGATTCATACGATACTACTAACATCTGGGCTAAAACAACAGAAGATAGTAAGCAATATCAAATTATTCGACACACTGCTGATGGAGTTAATAACTTATTTGAAATTGACGTACTGCCTAACCCTAGTGCCGATATTCCTAACGTTAAAGTTCTTATAAACAGTAAAGTGATTAGTGTGAACGACTTTGGTTTAACACAAATCGGCGCACGTTACGCTGTTCTAATTAACCCTACTATGTTAGCAGTTGGCGATAGCGTTGACTTGTTGATTTATAGCGGTAGTGTTAGCAAACTAGGTTACTACCAAGTTCCGTCTAACTTAGACAACAACTCTCTAAACGGAAACTTTACGTCACTAACGTTGGGACAAATCCGTAACCACTTAATTACGCTAAGTCAAAATTCCCAATCGGTTGTTGGTACAGTACCCGGAAACAACAATCTGCGCGATATTAATATCAAAGCCAACGGCGGTAGCATACTTAAACATGCTAGTCCTGTAGTTTATAGCAGCTTGTTCTTAGTCGACGGTACTATGAATTTTGTTGACGGTCTTCGTCATGCACAGAAAGAATACTCTAAGTTTAAAAATAAAATCTTAGAGTTGTCGACACAGATCGAAATCGACGTAAACGACATTGCTGGCTCACTTGACACCATTATTGGTACTATTAACGCAGTAAAGAATTCCAACTTCCCTTGGTATTACAGCGACATGGCTCCGTGGGGGCAAAATAAAACCACATTGCCAGAGTATACTGTTCTAGATCCGCGTATCCGCGAATACGAACTAACCAAGATCTTTAACGCCACTGAATTAAGTAACCTTGCGGTATTGGTTTATCTAACTCGAACAGTTGGCGGCGTAACTACAAAAGAGTTGTTAGTTAAAGGGCAGGACTATGTGTTTAACAGCGACAGACCAACTATCACGGTAGTCGACTCCTTTAACCTAAACTACAATGACATTATTACTATTGTAGAATACAGTAACACTGACGGTAACTACATTCCTGAGACCCCATCTAAGATGGGCATGTGGATCACAACAGTGCCACAGATTTATTCAGATGATACATTTGCTAGCGGCCCCGTGGACGTGATCCAAGGGCATGACGGAAGCATTACTCCTGCGTTTGGGGACTACCGCGATGCTATCTTGCTTGAGTTTGAGCGTAGAATCTACAATAACATCAAGCAAGAATTTACACCGTCGATTATTCAAGCAGGAAGCCAATTCCCTGGACGCTTCCGTGTAACTGATTACAGCCTATCAGAATTTAACCAAGTTTTGAGCTCTAACTTTTTGAGCTGGGTTGGTAACAACAGACTTGATTACACTACAAACAACTATTTCCAAAGTAACAATCCTTGGACATGGAACTACAAAAATTTCAAAGATGTACTAACAGGAGATTACTTACCCGGTACATGGAGAGCAATTTTTGATTATTTCTATGATACAGATCGACCACACACCCATCCGTGGGAAATGTTGGGGTTCACAGAGAAGCCAGATTACTGGGACGACCGTTACGGTGCAGCTCCGTACACCGGCGGTAACTTAGTGTTGTGGACAGACTTGAGCCTAGGGTACATCCATGCTGGTGACCGCGCAGGTATCTACCCTGAGTTCGCTCGTCCTGGATTGCTGAATATTATTCCAGTAGACGACAACGGTAACTTGCGTAGCCCTGAAAAGTTTGCGGTATTAGACTTTGATAGTTCAAAAGCAAATGCAAGTTATGCAGTGGGTGACTTTGGCCCAGTGGAAACTGCCTGGCGTCGCAGCAGCGACTATCCGTTTGTATTGATGCAAACTCTTGCTCTATTAAAGCCAGCGTACTTCTTCTCAAACTTTGCTAACATTGACCGTTACAAGTATAACAACAGTATTGCACAATACCTAGTAACACCGGGTAACCAGCATCTTACTCCTACTAGTTTAGAAGTAAACGGTTCAGTGGACTCCGGTGGCAATATCCAACGCACTGCTGGATACGTAAACTGGATTAGCGATTACCTAAAGAACTTGGGAATTGGTGACCCACAATCTAAAATTAAAACATACCTAAAAAACTTAAACGTACAGTTAAGTTACAAAGCGGCAGGTTTTACTGATAAGCGTTACATTAACTTGTTAGCTGAACAAGGTAGTCCAAACTCAACCAGCGACAGTATTATTATCCCCGATGATAACTATCGCGTTGAGCTATTTAAATCGGTACCAACTAACAAGATTGCATATAGCGCAGTTATTGTTGAACGCAGCCAGAACGGTTATACTGTAAGTGGTTACAATCTAAGCAGCCCTTATTTTACTATTGTTCCTAGCCTATCTAACAACAATGCCTATAGTATCACTGCTGGTAAAGCAACTGGGGTAATCTATAAAGACTACCAAAAAGTTCGTGTGCGTGTGCCTTACGGATTTGAATTTAAAACAACTCAAGAAGTAGTCGACTTCTTGGTAAGCTACCAGCGCCAATTGCAAAGTCAGGGGTTTGTGTTTACTGAGTTTGATAGCGATCTTGGTGCAAAGCAAGACTGGATCCTAAGTGCGAAAGAATTTTTAACTTGGGCACAACAAGGCTGGCAAGCCGGTAACGTTATTATCTTGAGCCCAGTTAACCAATCATTGTCGGTTAAGTCAACAAACACAGTAGTGGATGAGATTACAAACTTGCCAACAGGATCCAAAGTAATGGATCCTAACTTTAGCGTGATTAAGCCTAGCGCATTCTCTGTAATCCGCGAAGACAACAAATTCAATATCTCAACTACTAAAGGTCAAACTATTGCGTTTGCAGAATTGCACTTGGTGCAATACGAGCACGTATTGATCTTTGATAACAAAACGTCATTTAACGATATTATCTATAGCCCAGACACTGGCAACAGACAGTTCCGATTGAAACTAATTGGTAGCAAAACTGCTGACTGGACTGGCGCACTAAATCCAGCTGGTTTTATATACAATAACAACAAAGTTGACGAGTGGCAACAAGGCAAAGATTATAAAAAAGGATCTTTGGTTTCGTATAAGAATACTTACTACGTTGCGTTAGGCAAAGTGGTTGCTACGGACTTGTTTGATATTAAACAGTGGAAGCAAATCGATCAGAACAGCATTAAAACTGGGCTATTGCCTAACTTTGCTACCAACGCTGCAAAATTTGAATCTATTTACGATATCAACAATCAACCAGTTGATGAAGAACTAAACTTCTACAGCAATGGTATCACTGGCTTCAGGGAGCGTCAGTACCTAACTGACTTGGCGCTTGATGTGGAAACACAAAGCAAATTCTACCAAGGATATATTAAGCAAAAAGGTACAAAGAACGCGATACTTGCATTGGCACAAGCACAGTTGGCCAACATCAGTAACGAAATTACAGTTACAGAAGAGTGGGCGTTGCGTGTTGGCGAATACGGTGCAACAGAGAGTGATCGTTTTGTTGAGTTACAACTTGATGAAGCAATTATTACCAACAACCCTGCGCCTATTCAGTTACTAACAGATACAGAAACGCCAGTGTATGGTGTGGCGCACTACTACCCTCGTGAAGTTTACAGAAGCTCATTGACTCATACTCCATCTATGTTTGGTGATTACGTCCCGACTGCTGATGATGTAGTATATCCAACAGCAGGTTACGTGAACATTGACGACGTAGATGCCACTATTTTTGACATTCAGAATTTTGCAGATCTTGGGAATGTGCTAAACAAAATTGGCACTGGGTACACTATCTGGGCTGCAAAAGGGTTTAGCGGAGATTGGGACGTCTACCGTGTTAGCGAAACAGAATGTGCAGTTACTGGGCTATCTTACAGTATCAACAACTACGCAATCGCAACCACAAGCGCAGCACATAACCTATCAATTGGCGACATTGTTGCAGTTCGACGATTTGATGATAGATTTGATGGCTTTTACCAAGTGTATGCAATTAACGGAATCAATAGCTTCACCATTGGCCTACGTCAGAACTATAAACTATTGAGCCAACTACAAACAGTGTCCGGTAACGGTATTCTGTTCAAGTTAGCAAGTGGCCGCATTGCGAGCCCAAGCCAAGTTGATTCTCATACCCCACCTTATGGTTGGGTACAGAACGACAAGGTGTGGGTTGATACGTTAGATGCAGCAGGTAACTGGGGTGTTTACAACAAGACTAGCCCATGGGATTCTGCAACTAAGATCTATCTAAACAGCAGCGAATATCAAGGTCAGGACAACTTTGGTCAAAGTTTGAAAATCTCAAGCGATGGCAAAATCATGTTTGCTGGCGCACCTAATAGTGGAACTGGTCGTGCTGCAATTTTCTTAAAGACAACTGACGGCGACTGGCTAGAAAACAGTAACTTCGTAGTTAGCAGCACTGGCACTAGTGGTTTCGGCCAAGTAATTGATGCAAGCGATAAATCATTTGTTGTTGCTGCTCCGCGTAGCTTGTCGGACACAGGGTATGTATATGTCTACACTGTGGATGTAGCTACTGGTGTGACTATGAGTCAAGTACTAACAGTAGATGGCGGTCAAGCAAACGACTCGTTCGGTGCAAGTCTTGCAGTTAGCCAGAATGGTAATTGGTTATATATTGGCGCACCTGGTGCAGGCAAAGTTTATGCTTACGGAATGTATGCAGACAGTTCGTCTATTCAGACTCTTACTGCAACTGGTAGCAATAATGACTTTACTCTAACTACTCAAACAATTACAGATCCTTGCGAATTGTTAGTTAACAGCGATACTACTTTAGTTCCTAATGTTGATTATACAATTATCAATGATGCAGGGACTTACAAGATACGTTTCCTTGTTGATGGAGTAGCAACTGCTCCAGCAGCTGGTCCAATCTTGGTAACTGTACATTCTCGTTACAAGTTAATTGACACATGGACACACAGTGACGGGTTTGGTACTAGTGTAGCATGTAACCCAGCTGGTGATCAAATTGCCATTGGTGCAAATACTGCAACCGTTGATGGCGTAGCGAGTGCTGGTAAAGGTTATGTATATGACCGTATGGTTGAAGGCTTCTATGCAAACGGATCAAGTAACACATTCATTCCTGTACGTCAAATTGGTAGCACACGCAGAGTTACTGCAAACAGTGTTGAGCAAGTAGCAGGTGTTGATTACAACATTGTTGGTAACAACGTACAATTCGTAGTGGCCCCAATTGCTGGTACATTGATTAACATTGAGACTAACCAGTTTAACTTAATTCAAACATTATCTAGTAGCACAGCTACAGATGGCCAGCGTTTTGGTACAAAGGTAGTTATTAGCCCAGACACTACTAAGATTTATTTTAGTGCTCCGTACTTTAACTTGCCTTACTATAGAAGCGGTGCAGTGTACACCTTTGCAAACCAAGGCCGTTTATACGGATCTATTATTGGTACAGTGGCTAATCCAACAGTTACACCGGGTCACAGTATCCGTGTCAACACAGTTGAAATTCAGTTTACTAGCAATACACTAGCACACGTTGTTAGTAAGATCAACGGTGCAGGCATTCCTGGTATCTCTGCATTTGATGAGAACGGTCACTTGAAGATTGTGTCCGCTCGAGTTACATCGTATAACAACATTGGTGTGCTAACTAAGAGTAATAAACTAGATGTGTTGCCGGGTAGCGGAACAACACTAGCTCCGGGTACTGGAACTGCATTGACTGACTTGGGACTAACAATCTTTGTTCAAACTCAGACAATCACACACCCAATGAGTAACGAGAATGAGTTCTTTGGGTCAGCTCTTGCAATTAGTGATAATGCCACAACATTGGCAATTGGTAGCACTGGTGCTAAGACTGTTAACGGAACATCCTTTGATTCAACAGAGACTACATTTGACGTTGGCAGCTTGAACTTCAAGGATGCCATTGCTAACAGCGGTGCGGTATACATATATGATTTAATGGATAACCCATTTGAGTCAGTTGACAATCCTGCACTGTTTGCTTATGTACAGCAGTTACAGGCACCGGCACTAGATGACAACTTTAACTTTGGGGCATCAATTGACATTGCTGGCAACTACATTGTTGCTGGTGCGATCAATGATTACTCAATTACTGCCCGTGGCGGTAGTATCTATGCGTTTGAGAATACAATGGGCACTCAGGGCTGGGACTTGATCCGCTTTGATGAAACCCGTGTTGAGCCGAACAGCATTGACAAATTGTACATCTACAACACAAAGACACAAAACATCACTGCTAGACTAGATTACTTTGATCCAGTAAAAGGCAAGTTGTTAGGGGTAGCTCAACAAGACATTGACTATGCAAGCATAACAGATCCTGCAATTTACAACGACGGTACCGGTGTTGACACTGGTCCAACAAGTAAATTTGATACAACGTTCCACTGGACCAATGCACAAGTTGGTAAGACCTGGTGGGATACTGACCAGATGCGCTTCATTGATTACGAGCAAGGAGATATTGTTTATCGTAGCAAGCACTGGGGCGAAATGTTCCCGGACAGCGTTGTTAAAATATACGAGTGGGTTGAAAGCAGCGTGTTGCCAAGCAAGTATGTTGAAAACGGAGGCAATGGCATTCCTAGAGATGAATCTGACGGAGCATTTGTTAGCTACACCTTTGTAGATGCAGCCACTGGTTTGTTTAAAACCTTGTATTACTTCTGGGTAAGTGACAAAACTACAGTTGATGTTATTAAAACCAATAGAACAAACAGCGTAAGCACTATCCAGCAAATTATTAAGAATCCAAAAGATCAAGGAATTCCATACGTAGCAGCGTTGGCTAAAAATGCAATCAGTTTGTACAACGTGAACTCGTACCTAACAGGGACAGACGCAGTATTGCATATTGATTACAGTCCTGCAACTAGCACAAATATCATTCACAGTGAATACCAACTAGTTGAAGAAAACAGTGATGCAACACCAATCCCGGATCGTATCATTTCTAAAATGCAAGATAGCTTGTCTGGTCTTGACCGCGCTGGCTTAGTAGTTCCGGATCCGGAGCTAACAGCAGTTGCGCAGGTGGGCATTGACATCCGTCCGCGTCAAACTATGTTTGTTGACCGTCTTGCAGCACTAGAGAACTTTGTAAAATATGTAAACAGTATTTTTGCATTGTATCCTATTGTTGATAGTCGTGATATTTCTACATTAGAAGCCGGAGCACCAACTCCAGCAGCTGGTACAGGCGAATGGGACTCTAGAATTGCAGAGCGTGTTGAACTAGATTACATTGTAACTTCAACTCTTGCTGATGGCTACAAGATCTTAATTGAGTCTGATAGCGAGCACAGCGGCTTGTGGACAATCTTTAAATGGGTATCTGCAACTCAAAGCTGGTTCTTAGTAAGAATTCAAAGTTTTGCTACAAGCATCTACTGGACAAAGATTGATTGGTATGCAACAGATTTTGATTACACACAAAAACCGACATACACCATTGATCGCTACTATCAACTTGATAAGCTAGCTTTAGCAGCTGGTGATACCATTAAGCTAAACGACAACGGTGCAGGACGATTTGTGTACTACCGTGTTGCTAGTGATTTGTCATTGACTCAAGTTGGTATCCAGGACGGAACTATTGAATTGTCTAGCAGCATCTACGACCTAGAATCGGGTAATATGGCGTTTGACAATGACAACTTTGACACTGTTCGATTCGACCAAAACCCTAACCAAGAAGTTCGCTACATCTTTGATAGTGTGTACAACGACATCTTCACTAAAGACATCAAAGTTGAATTTAACAAGTTATTCTTTGGATTAGTGAACTACATCTTCAGTGAGCAAAAGTCCACAGACTGGATCTTTAAGACCAGCTTCATCCGTGTGCTGCACAAAATTCGTGATCTTGTGCAATACCCTAGCTACGTTAAAGATAACCAAACGTTCTACGAAGACTATATTAACGAAGTTAAGCCATACCGTACACAAATCCGTGAATACGTACCTTTGTACAGAGGCACAGATTATCTACACGCAGGTGCAACAGACTTTGATTTGCCATCGTACTACGACACAGTGTCTAGCACATTCCGTAGTCCAGATGGTACATACACCACTGATCCTGAGTTGTTAACTACTGCAAACTATGCAGACTGGAATAACAATCACACCTACAGCGTAGTTGAAATTGACATCGCTAACGGAGGAACTGGTTACACATTAACGCCAAACGTTGAAGTTTCTGGCGGTGATGGATCAGGGGTGGTTGCACATGCAACAATTAACGTTACCTATGGAAATATCGCTAGCGTTACTATTGTTAGCCCTGGATCGGGATTTACTACCCCACCAGTTATTACTGTTAACGGCAACGGAACTGGAGCAGTTCTTGTGCCTAAGTTAAAGAATGTATTCTTTAAACCAGATCCAGCTAATAGCTATAACACAGTGCGAACATTTGATACAACTATCAAATTCGACCGCACTAACTTTACAAGCAACGTAGTGGATTGGGCTGCAAATACAGCATATTCTGCAACTATCTCAACTGGTACAGGCACAGGCAATATCTGGTTAGCAAGCGGTAACCTAGTTACATACAACAATATCATCTATAAGCCAGTAACTGCTAACGCAAACACTCATGCTACATTTGATTCTAGCCTATTTGAAGTAGTTAATGCAGGTAATGCACTAATTAGAGCAAATGATCGTGTAATGGGTTATTACCAACCGGGCGTTGGTATGCCGGCTCGCGTAGTGTCTTTATTGATTGATGGTATTGAATATCCGGGCGTGAACGTAACTGGTGGCAAGTTTGATAACTTTACTAGCAACGTAAACGTTGGTGCTAATGTGGCATTCTTTAGTGCAAACTCAAGTATTGTTAGCACTAGTGCAAGCGTTGATTTTGTTGAATTGGGCTACGAACTAAATCAACAAATTACAGTAATTGGATCAGCTAACAATAACAGGGTATTTGGTATTGTTGACATAAGCGCAAACACAATGATCTTGGATACCGCATTGGTGTCAAACGAGAGCGCAGGTGCAAACGTAACATTACGCTACTTGGATTATAACGACAGCAGCAAGATTGACAGCACTATACAGAGTAGCTATCTTGACAGTGCATTGGGTACTCGCCCCGAAGATATTAACATTGACGGCGGCGCATACGTGGACACCTTTAGTAGCCATGCTCCTGAAGAATTGATCCCGGGTCGAGTGTACGACACATTGTCGATGACGGTGTTTACTAAGATTTCCGGCAACACAGTAACTCTTGGGCACAGAGTGTTCCAAAACATGAATGGCCAAGTGCAGTATCACCGTATTGCAGATGCAAATACAACTACTTTGAGTGCTAACCTGGGTCTAAGTGATAGTAACGTTCACGTAACTAACGCCAGCGTATTACCAACTCCTAACCCAGAGCAAGGACATCCTGGTATTGTGTTCATTAACGGCGAAAAGATCACATATTACACAATTGACACTGTAAATAATGTGTTGGGCCAAGTCCGTCGCGGTGTTGATGGCACAGGTGCTCCGTTAACTCATGTTGCTGGTAGTCGCGTTGTTGATGCTAGTATGCAACAAATTGTCCCTGGTAATACAGCAACTGAGTCGTGGTTAAACATGACAGCTAACGTAGCAGATGGAACAGGGTTTGAAGGGTCTACAACAAGCGAAGTAACTTTCCTTAAAGCTAGCCCAAGTTATACACCATGATAATGAATACAATAAATACAGATATGGATAAAAATATGACAGACGTACAACCAGAAAACAATGCCGCTACTGCGGTAGTTAAGCAGCCCGACGAACAGGGTAACATGACTATCCGCGGTCACATTAAAATTTCGGACCCAGAAACAGGGGAAGTGTTCATCGATAAGCCAAACGCTATTCACTATGAAAATATCAGTGAAGCAATGGCCTACAGTTTAGCTGACAAAAGCGGAAACTTCATTAATGTAATGAATTTTGGTAATGGTGGTACAAGCGTTGACCCAACTGGTGTTATTAACTATTTGCCAACTAACACAAACAGTCAAAACGCTGCGTTGTATAATCAAACGTTTAGTAAAAACGTTGACGATACTAGTATCGCTAACCTAGACCCAACTAATAATAAGATGGAAATCCGTCATATTCCTGGACAAGTATTTACAGACATCCTAGTAACATGTTTATTGGACTACGGCGAGCCCGCAGGTCAAGCAGCGTTTGATAATAGCCAGAACTTAACTGAAGCCTTTGTTTTTGATGAACTAGGTTTGTTTAGCACCGCGGGAAAAATGTTAACACACGTGGTTTTCCACCCTGTACAAAAGGCGCTAAACCGCAAAATTCAAATCGACTATACAGTGCGTATTCAAGCCTTAACTAACCTAAGCTCGATTGGATAATAACGTATGTCATACCTAGTTAATAAAACAGACGGCGAGTTACTTGCTACTATCTTAGACGGACAAATCAATGGCTCTGCTAGTAGTATTGTCCTAATCGGTAAGCAAGTAACCGGATATGGTGAAATACAAAACGAAAATTTTGTACATATCATGGAAAACTTTGCAAATAGCATTGATCCTGCACATCCATTGGCGGGACAGTTGTGGTGGAATACTGCCGCTAACACAATGCAAGTATTCGACGGTAGCAACTGGAGACCAGTAACTGGTTTTACGAGTGCGCTTACTGCCCCATCAAATGCTTATGTTGGCGACCAGTGGTGGGATACAACAAACGACCAGTATAGAATTTACAATGGCACCGAATGGGCATTAGTTGGTCCGTCATACAGCAAGCTAGACGGAAAAAGCGGCGCCCTAGTTGAAACTGTTTACGACACTGGTGCAATCAAACACACAATTATTAAAGTATACCACAACGGAAACGTAACTGCGATTATCAACCGTGATTCTGAATTCACTCCAAACGTGTCGATTACCGGGTTTACAACAGTTCAGCCAGGTATTAGTTTTACTAGCGAAGTTGATGCAATTAAGTTTTATGGCACAGCAACAAACGCAGACACATTAGGCAACTTAACTCCAAGCCAGTTTTTGCGTAGCGATGTTGATTCAACTACAACTGGTACACTAAGCGTTAACGGTCAACTTAATGTTGGACAGAATAACGAGTTTAATGCAACAGTTAACGGACTTGGTCAGGTAATTCTAAAGAATACAGCAAACAACCAAGACCTGCAGATTAAAGTAACAGTGGCTAACTCGTTGACTACAGCATTAGTAGTTAGCGGCACCGACGGATTAGTGACAGTTGCTCAAAATCCAGTTGATGCAATGGGTGTTGCAACTAAAGATTATGTTGATGCGGTTACTACTACACTAAGAAATGATACTTCTAACGAAATTCAGTCTAACATCAACTTAGTTGCAATTGAATTAAACTCAATGCGAGCCAACACACAGGCTGCAAACGTTGCAATTACTAGCTTACGTATCGGTAAAGCAAACATTGCTAACCCAACATTCACAGGCAACGTACAGTCGCCTACGCCAACAGCGGGCGATAGTTCTAATAAGGTAGCCACTACTGCGTTTGTTGCAAACGCTATTGATATTTTTGATGCAACACAAATCTACAATAACACTACAAACGTAAAAGCCAACGACGGTTCTATTGATCTTGTGGCAGGAGGCTTTACTACAGCAACTATTACTAGTAGCGGTATCACTACAGCAACACGTCCTCAGAATGATAACAATACGTTTGCAGCCACTACAGCATACGTAGACCGCGGCGACAAGAACTTTGTATTAAACTCGGTTAAGTATCAGCCAACGTGCTATGTGTCAGACCAGTTACCAAATAACAGCATCGGCGCTAATGGCGACCTTTGGTTCCAATACCAATAAGGATAATTAATGGCTAGCGAATTAGAAACCGTTGTAACCGTTCCTCTTGCGTACTCAGGCGGCAGGTACGTCCTAACTATGCCAGAATTTGGGTTCACTGGTAAGATTGGGTTCAACCTGTGGGGCGCTGGCGGTGGCTGCGGGGGAAATGATTCTCATCACGGTGGCAATGGCGCAGGCGGCGGATATGTCGAGTGTATTATTAACCGTGTTAAGCCTGGCGCAATAATTGAAGTATTTGTTGGGCAAGGCGGCGGTGCAGGTGGATCAAGCTCAGGCGGAGGTGGCGGCTATAATGGAAAAAGCGGCGCTGGCTTTAGTGGCGGCGCTGGCGGCAACGCAGGCCCAGCGGGTTGGTCGGGCGGAGGTGGCGGAGGTGGCGGAGCCACTGTAGTTACTATCAATGGTCGCCCAGTTGCTGTTGCTGGAGGCGGCGGCGGCGGCGGCGGTGGTGGAAATCACGGATTCGGCGTCGACGCAGGGATTTCCTTTAATCACACTTATAAAGATAG